CGCCCAACAGGTTCTGTATGGATTAAGATCACAGAACCAAATGCAGGAGCACGTTGGAGAGTTAAGAAATACAACGGAAACACTGAACTATGGGCCAACGTTGAATCACCAATTTACGCAAATGCACATTCAGCACTTGCTGAACTAGACAAGACTGGTGGTGGTATTAACATTCCAATAAACAGTGCATTTGTTGAATATAACTTTGATCAACACAGTTCTCCACAAGCAGAATTCCGTGTTCTACGTCGTTTCCGTACTGGCGAAACAGTAATTCGCAGTAAAGAAATCACTTCTACTGGAATTACCGCTGGTACTTACACAATGCAAATTGGAGAAAGTCTAGTTGGCAGTGCTACATTAAACAACAAAGCCGTTGAAATAACAGTTCAAGGCAATGCCGTAGACAGTGAAAGAATTGCAGAAGCAATCAACGTTGCAGGATTTACAAATATCATTGCCAGCGTTGACAACTTAAATCGTGTAGTAATTACTCATAGCACTGGCGGAGAAATCCGTTTTGCAGATTTCCAAGACAGCAGTTCATTTGTAGGAACACTATTACAGTTTGATAAAAACAGTAATGTCTACACAGTCCGTGAACAAGATGCTGAAGGGGTAGAATTACAATTCGGCAGCGGTGGTGTATATCAATATGTTGCCAGCAACTGGATTCCGATGACTATCACTCCTGACACTGCTAATGTTGTGCGTCAGAGTTACTATATCAGTAACGATAATCCACAGACACTAGTTGCCGATGGCACTCTATGGTACAGCAGTGTAGTAGACGATGTAGACGTCATGGTACACAACGGAAATACATGGGTTGGTTATAAGAATTATGACCATGGACGTGGTGCTGGTGTTACTAGCCCAGCAGGTCCAATTGTTTCTGCCAGTGAGCCAGTAGAGCAAAGCGATGGTACTGTGTTAGAAGAAGGTGATCTATGGATTGACACCAGCGACATTGCTAATTATCCATTAATCAAGCGTTATGATTATACAAACAAACGTTGGATATTGTTAGATAAGAGTGATCAAACAACAGAAAATGGTGTTCTATTTGCAGATGCACGTTGGAACGAAGACGGCTTAACAGCAGACCCAGCAAGTATCCAAGAATTACTAGTCAGTAATTTCTTAGATTTTGATGCACCGGATCCAGCACTATATCCACGTGGTATGTTGCTATGGAATCTACGCCGAAGCGGCTTCAACGTTAAGAAGTTTAAAAAGAACTACATTAACACATTAGATGATAACATTCGCTACAAAGCAAGCGAAAGTGACCAAGGTGATGCGCCAACAAGCGGTGACAGCATGGAAAACTACTACCCACATCGTTGGGTTACAGAAAGTGCTAACCAAGCAGATGGCAGTGGTTCATTTGGACGTTTTGCACAGCGTAAAGTTGTACTACAAAGTCTACAAGCATTGGTAAACAGCAATCAAGAAATTCGTGACACAGAGCGCAACGGATTTAACTTGTTGGCTTGCCCAGGTTATCCAGAACTAATCGGCGAAATGATCAGTCTAAACTACGATCGTGGTTTAACATCTTTTGTAATTGGTGATACACCTGCACGTTTAACACCCGATGCTACAACAATTAACAACTGGGGCACAAATGCCGCACTGGCATTAGAAGACAACGAAAAAGGTCTTGTAAGTAGTGATGAATATCTAGGCGTTTTCTATCCATGGGGATTCACTAGCGACAACGCTGGCCGAGACATAATTGTTCCACCAAGTCATATGATTATGCGTATGATTGCTCTAAGCGATCAAGTTTCATATCCATGGTTTGCACCAGCAGGTACACGTCGTGGTGGTATTACTAACGCTTCATCTGTTGGTTACCTAACTGACGAAGGCGAATTCCAATCAGTAGCACTAAATGAAGGCCAGCGTGATACATTGTACAATGTAAAAGTTAACCCAATTACATTCTTTGTAGGCGCAGGTCTTGTGAACTTTGGACAAAAGACTAGAGCAAGAAATGCCAGTGCGTTAGATCGCATCAACGTAGCACGTTTGGTAATTTATCTACGTAGCCAGTTGAACAAACTAGCAAAACCATACATCTTTGAACCCAACGATAAAATCACTCGTGACGAGATCAAGCAACAGGTCGAAAGCCTATTAGTTGAGTTAGTAGGTCAAAGAGCATTGTACGACTTCCTAGTAGTCTGCGATGAAAGCAACAACACACCTAACAGAATTGATAGAAATGAACTATATGTGGACATTGCTATTGAACCCGTCAAGGCCGTTGAGTTCATTTACATTCCAGTACGCTTGAAGAACACTGGCGAAATTGCCGGTCTATAAATGAATAAATAAAAATAACGGAGAGCATAAAATGGCTATTTCAACACTAAGCAAATTATCAGTACCGTTGGCCAGTGACCAATCTGCAAGCAGTCAAGGCATGTTAATGCCTAAGTTGCAGTACAGATTCCGAGTTTCTTTCGAGAATTTCGGCGTGTCATCGCCAACAACTGAATTAACAAAACAGGTTATCGACTGTACAAGACCAAATATCACATTTGAAGATATTGAACTTCCAGTTTATAACTCAAAAGTACGACTAGCAGGTCGTCATACATGGGAAAACATCAGTGTTAACCTGCGTGATGATGCCACTAGTCAAGTACAAAGACTTGTCGGCGAGCAACTACAGAAACAATTCGATTTCTTCGAACAAGCCAGCGCGGCCAGCGGCAGCGATTACAAGTTTACAACTCGTATCGAAATTTTAGATGGCGGCAACGGAGCGCCAGGATCTGAATCTGGACCAAATATACTAGAAACATGGGAAGTTTATGGTTGCTATCTACAAGGTGCTAACTATAACACACTAAACTACGCTACAAGTGAACCCGTAACAATAGCACTAACAATTCGTTATGACAACGCAATTCAAACAGCAGTTTCGTCAAATGCTGTAGGCGGCGTTGGACTAGCAATTGGTCGTGGAGTAAGTGGTATACTCGCTACTGGCGGCGGCTAATTTTACCCGGGAGACTAAAAAGGACACTTCGGTGTCCTTTTTTTATTATCTGTACAGTTTTTAACACCGGATAAATATTAATATGTCAAAATTCTTTAAAAACTTTCTAAGTAACGTAGGTAGCGGTATAACTAATCCCAAAGGAAATCTGGGGGATTTTAGACACGCCAGTAAGTTATTTGTAGACAGCAATTACCGATTAGCACCAAAACAAAAGTTTCTTTATCACGTGGTGTTCAACATTCATCCTGTGGTCAAGTCACGTATGCCGTTTATCGGCAACAACATAACAGCATTAAACATGTTGGTTAAAAGTGTCGATCTGCCCAAATATAAAATAAACACAGATTTAGCCTACCAATACAATAGAAAAAAACAAGTTCACACTAAGATAGAATACGAACCAGTAACTCTTATACTCTATGACGATAATCTTGGTGTATCAACTAACATGTGGGCAAGTTACTACGGGTACTACTTTGCAGATTCTAGTCACGGCGGTAGTGCAGGATCTATGCCCAATGTTGGATCCTCTGGTGGAATAACACCATTTGCTGGATTGAATGGATTGAAAAATCTATGGGACAATGTGAAAAAAATTCCAGGAACTATTGCAAGCGGTGTCGGTGGCCTATTTAAGAAAAAACCAAATGTAACTAGCAGAGGTGGCGGTGATGGCCCGGGAACACCAGTGGCATTTCAAAGTAATGCATTTGATGCAAGCAATAAGTTTAGGTTTGGATTAGACAACGGTAGTTCAGTACCGTTTTTTACCAGCGTACAAATTTTTCAATTGAGTCGTAAATCATATCAATGTTTTACACTTGTAAATCCTAAAATAGTAAGTTTTCAACATGACAATTTACAATATGCAGAAGGCGCTACAACTACACAAAATACAATGAGCCTTGTCTACGAAGGTGTAATCTATGGAGTAGGAGCAGTTAAGCAAGGTATTCCTACAGGGTTTGGCACAGAATACTACGACAAAGTACCAAGCCCACTAAGCCTTTTAGGTGGAGGAACAGCAAGTTTATTTGGGCAAGGCGGCGTATTAGGTGGTTTAGGATCTATATTAGGTGACCTAAGTAACCCTGATACATTTACTAACCCAGGTGCATTATTTGGTACATTGGTCAAAGGTGCAAACACTTTTAAAAACGCCAAAGCATTATCCAGTAAAGGTATTCAGGCCGAAGGGTTTAGCATAATAAAAAATGCAATCGGCTCGGCAACAGGTGTAGACGTCAGCGGTGTTGCCAATGTGGCTTTTCCTAAAGATCGGAAGA